AATAGTGGTGCTAGTGGAGCAGGATCAGGTTTTACTGGTGTTGCTATGGGAGAACCCGGTACAGGTACTAATGGTATAGGAACAGATTTTACACTTAGGGCGCAAGTTGACGGTGATGATCAAGTATATATAAAGAGTGGTTTATTGTATGCTGGTGCTGGTAATGTTCTTATAGATGCTCTTGGAATCAATATAGCCGCTACAACAGATGGTTCAAATACTAGGGGATTAAGATTTAAAGCGGCTGATCCCACGGGAACCACACTTGTACTGGCAAGAGTTAATCCAAGTGATGCTACCCAATTTCAATGGGTTGGAGGGGGCGGACTTGATGAAATGGTGTTTAATGATATCAATCTTTCAGGGATAGGCTCTTTACAGACGACTGATGATAAGTATATGAAACTTCCAGATACATCTAGTGCAGAGGCGGGAGATCGACTAGAAATTTCTTCTGGTTCTGGTACGCAAGCCAGTCCATATATAACAACATTCGCTGATACAAAAATTACTATAAATCAATCGTCAGCATCTCCAACAAGTAAATATGGCATATTTAGATATGCAACGGATGGTAATGGCAATGCTAATAATACATTAGCCTTTACGCATGATCATCAAAACTCAACTCCTGCTTCCGATACGGCTCAATCTGTTTTTTGGATAATGCAATCTATAGGTAACTTTTTACACTTTGAACCTAATTTAGCATATGGTACTAGTAATTATGCTTGGATCGGAAATAATAATCCATTAGTTGGTGTAAGAGGATATTATCTGCAAGCGGGTAATGGTACTGCGGCTAATCCCTCTATGAGTTTTTACGCTAATTACGACAATGGTTTTTGGCATGATACAAGTGCGGGGACAGGTACAATATCAATGTCTTTGGGAGGAACTAATGAATATCTATGGTCTGGTTCATACTTTAGAAGCTTAACAGACGCTGATTTAGGTTCTTCATCTGCAAGATGGGGTACTGTTTACGCAGTTTCGACTGATTTGTCATCAGATATTAGGTTAAAAGAAAATATTGTTAATATGACTAATGGTTTAGATATAGTTAATGCTTTAAAACCTATTGAGTATACTAGAATACCAGATGAATCTAAAACACAACATTTTGGATTTTCGGCACAACACGTTAAAGAAGTTATGTTGAGATTAGGATATGGTGAAAATACTATATATTCAGAAGAATATTCTGAGGAAAAAGATGATACTAATTGGGGGATAAAGTTACCTGAATTAATTGCTCCATTAGTGTCAGCCATACAAGAATTATCAGAAAAAATTAAAAAGCTTGAGGAGGAAAAATAATGCCAGACGTAACAATAAGTTTTACAGATGCCCAATGGACAAGAATAGTTGCTGCAACTCCTAGTATAAAAAGAATTGATGAATCAGGAGATGTTGATGCAGCCTATTTAGCAGCAAAATGGAAAGACCAAGTGGAAAAGTGGGTAAAAGCCCATGAGAGTGTTCAAGCCGTATCAGAGTTTTAAATAAATGCCTAAACGTAAACTAACTTCTAGAGAAAGAATACGTAAGTTTAGACGTAAAGACCCTATGATGCCAGCATCAGAAATGGCTAAAAAGCTTAATTTAACTAGAGGTAGAATTTCCCAAATACTTAAAAGTGAGGATATGATTACAGCTTTTCCTCAACATAGTAGAGTATACTATTGTTGGGTATGTAATGATGTCCTAGAGAAAAAGGGAAGGTTCTGCAATTCTGAATGTAGGTTCAAATATTATCGAATTAGAGTTACTTGTGCATATTGTACAGTACCATTCTATCTCAGACGGGGCGAAATAATACAACGACATAATCGTGGATATAAAAATGTCTACTGTTCTAGGACTTGTTTTTACAAAAGTGAGCGTAACGACTAAAAACTTGACATAAGCATTTGCTATATGATACAATCTTCATAATCCGAAGGAAAAAACACTTACATATACGTAAGTGAATAAATATGAGGAGAAATATATATGGTAAATAGATTTGGAAATAATACAAGTAGAAGAGTGTTAGGAGATGTATTCACAGAAATGAATAAAGTTTTTGATACTAATCTTACAGAGGGGATATTACCTTTAGACATCATTGAATATGGTGATTCTTTTAAAATAGAGGTAGCTGTTCCCGGTTTTCGTAAAGAAGAGATGGTAGTTAAAGTAGATGATGGTTCTTTAGTTATAAAAGCAGAAAAAGATACTAATACTACAGAGGATACAGAGGCAAAATATCTTTATAGAGGTATAACTTCCTTTAATTTCTCTAGACAACTACCAAATATTGAAGAGAAGTTTAAAGTTGATTGTGAAGCTATCACATCTGCGTATGAAAATGGTATTCTGACGATTACTATGCCTAAAAAAGCCGAGCTGCAACCCAAAACAGTTGATATAGAGGTTAGGTAATGCGTATATTAGTCATTTCTAGCGTTTTAGCGGGAGCGCATTTTTTTGAAGACTTAGCATTATTACTATTAGGACGGTATACTGAAATAAATATACCGATCCTACTAGTAGCTACAGTTTTATTTAGTATTTTAATTGGGGGGGTATCCCGCAACCCTAAAGTCAAGAGGTTTTTAAGTACATAATGGAAATCAATGACGACTTAATAAAACAATGGGAACCTAAAATAGTGCGTATGCTATCAAATACCTTTGTTATAGGTATGGATTGGGATGATTTAGCCCAAGAATTACGGATAGCTATTATGAAAGCGGCTCATGGGTTTGATGAAGATAGAGGTGTGATATTTCATACATATCTCCATACTTCTATGGTTAATACTTTACGAACTTTAATCTCAAAAGCCCAACGTCACCAGACCCCACTAAGTTTGGATGCCGCATACTACGATAACGAACAACCATTATTAGATCAATTAGCAGATTCATTATCTATTGGAATAGATATAGACAATGATTTAGAATTACGAGAGTTATTAGACTCTTTACATCTATCCGCAGAAGAACGTAAATATATTTTATTGCGTATTGAAGGATTAACAATGGAAGAAATAACAGAAGATTTAAAAAGTTCAGCGTATAAAATTAAAGACACTTTAAAACTTAGATTGGAGTATCTATTACATGCTGGGGAGTAAAAAGCAAGATTTTGGATTGTTTAAAACTCACTTGACAGACGAAACTGCGATCTATATAATTGTCGGTGTAAATCATAAAACTGAGAAAGTTACTCGTTACGGAACGTGTACAACAGTAAATGAAGTTAAAGAAAAGTTAAATCAAATTACAGATCGAGGAATCACCTTATCAGTTTATACTGAGGAAAATCGAACTGTATATAGAGAGGTAAGATAAGTATGGAGAGTTTTGATTATATTGAATCAGGAATTGTTTTTGGGTTAGATTCCAAGAATAATCTACGAACATTTAATAAGCATTCCGTGGATTTTTCAGTTCATGGGGGTGCATATAAATTTGTAATAAAGTATTTTGATGACTATGGGGAGTTTCCAAGTGAATCTACATTAGTAGAGAACTTCCCTAGTCTAGACCCATCAGCATCTTCTTTAAAATGGGAATATGCAACTAAGATATTTAATAATCAAGTATTGTATAGGAATATGGTTGGCTTAATTAATTCTAATAGAGATTTAATTCATACCGAACCTAAAAATGCAATGACTAAAATTATGATGGGGCTTCAAGATTTAGAGGTATTGCATGATGATGATATACAAAGTTATGCAAGAGCGTCTGAGTCTAGGATGGATGAATGGAGAAAACGAAAAGAACGACGTAAATTAGGAGATGGCATTATGGGAGTACCTACAAGTTTCCCTAGTGTTAATGCTACTGGTATTGGTTGGCTTCCCGGAGAATTAATTTCGGTGTATGCTAGACCAACAGTAGGAAAAACGTGGATGTGTGTACATGCAGCAGCAACAGCAGTCTCAAAAGGTTTTAGAACATTATTAATTTCGACTGAAATGCCTGTATCTCAAATTAGTTTACGTACTGATGTTGTTCTAGCTAATATGATGGGATTCAATCTCTCTCATAAAGCAATAAGAGCAGGGGATGAAATAGATGAGGATGAGTACCAACGCTTCCTCGACGCTATTCATGAGCAACAATTATTGATTTGTGATCATATTGAAGGTGCAACTAGTATATCAGTAGAAAATATAGCGGGATTAATTAGAAAACACAAGCCCGAATTAGTAGTTATTGATGGTATATACCTTGTAAATACAGGAGTAGGCAATAGAAAAGCTATGTGGGAACAGTCTCATTCAGTCTTTTATGGCATGAAGAATCTAGCTCAGACAACCAATACTCCGATATTTGTTTCTACTCAGGCGAATAGGGATGCAGCTCACATGTATTCCCCACCTCGTCCTGATCAAGTAGCTTTCGGTGACGCTTTAATTAGAGCCTCAGATGTAGCAATGGCTATGTCTTTAGTCGAAGATGAGGATAACAAACGATTAGTTCAATTTCAAAAGTATAGAGATGGAATTCTCCCAATTGAAACAACCGCAATGATGTGGAATGTCGATAGTGGAGAAATTCACGAAACCACCTTCGGTGGATTATATTAAAGGAGGATAGTAATGAGTTTAATAGATTGGTTTACAGGTTCAAACAAGAATAGCAACAATCATAGTGATGAAGGTATTATTGTACGGAACATTAAAAGTAAAGGCCCAACTGCTGAATCAGTAGCACTCACCGTAGGAGATATTCGTAGCGGTAGAGTAACAGACACTACTGGATACACTAGTGACGTAGTTTTATTTCTACGCAAGGGGAAAAAATAATGGATTGGGGCAGTATCTTATTGGACATGGGAATAGATACACCGTCTGATCGAGATGAATTTCAAATTCCTTGCCCCTTCCACGACGATTCACGACCTTCATGTTCAATTAATGTGGAAAAGGGTATGTGGATTTGTTTTAGGGGTTGTGGGCAAGGTAGTTTGAAGTCTTTTATAGGACAGTACTTAAACTTTACATCGGATGAAGTAGAAGAATATCTACTAAAAAACGGTATACAGATTGAGCTTTGTTCGTTTGATGGCTTTGAAGTTGAAGATGGTGATCTAGACGAAGTTGAAATACCTTACCAAAAGGGATACGTCCCCGATTGGATTTTTAAACGAGGTTTTGATA